TCGAGATCGACGGTTCCCCGGCACACCCGACATTTCCTCGATGGGATGCTCTGGTTCTCACTGTGGACCGTTCGGACGACCAGCGTTCGGCATATCTCGAGATCGTCAACGGGACGCCCCAGAATGGCGCAACGAGACCGGACGTCACCAGCACGAACAACGAGATCAAGTCTCGCTACCCGCTCTTCTACCTGTTCATGGACAGCAAGTACAAGGCGGGAACAGCCCCCAAACAGGTGAGCGACAACCGAGGTCAGTCGACATGTCCGTTCGTGACGGGCATCGTCGACCACCTCGATGGCGATACGCTGTTCAAGCGCTGGGACGACTCGTTCCAGGAGTGGGCGAAGAACTACAGCACCGAGGTCAAGACCGACCTGGATGAGTGGAAGGCCGAGCGACTGGCCGACTACAACACCTGGAAAGACACCCTGATCAACACGATGAATGGCGACACCAACAAGAAGGTCGTCAACGAGATCGCGGCGATCAAGTCTCAGCTCCAGGGGATGACCGCGGGTTTTAGGATCTACCAGGACATAGTATGGTCCAACGGGCAGGTTCTGGTAGACCGTACTACGCCCGTTCAAGGAAAACTCGTCTACGAGCTTAAGGTGTGATTCATGCGTATCTCCGATCTTCCGATCGTCCGGTATAACGAGGAATCGGACTATATCGTCCTCGACAACCCGGGCAAGAGCACAACGAAACGGATCTCCTGCTCCGACTTTCGCTTCGCCGTGTTCTCCAACTACCAGTTCACCCACAACCAGATCGTTCGCGGAGCATCTCTCGGCAACGAATTCAGACAGGACCACAAGGACGCGATCCGGTCCGGATCGTTCCAGGACTTGTGGCTCGGGGACTACTGGCTGTATAACAACGTCCGTTGGATGATCGTCGACTTCAACTACTTCAGGGGTACGGAAGAGGGCGTCAAGAACCATATTGTGGTCATGCCCGACAGAAGCCTTACCGCCACTATTGCCACTAAGGCAGAAGACCCGCTGAAGAACTACTGCGACTCCCTGATGTACGATGCGGCAGCGAAGCTCAAACCGCAGTTCGCGTCGCTGTTCGGCGACGAGTACATCATGGGGCACAAGGACGTTCTTGCGAACACCTACGCCGGCAGCGCAACGTTCCCGTACACATCGGACCAGGTACTCGTTCGCGGCGGTATCTACTCCACGATTCCGGACGAGGTCATGATGTTCGGCGCCCGACTCATGGCCCCGGTTCAGGCGGGACGAGACGCGGCCAGCCATATTACGGGAAAGCAGTTCTCATACTACCGACAGGGCATGGGTATCCCGAATCCCCACCAGATCTTCTGGCTGCGGGACAAGTGCTGGTACAACTACTTCACCTGCTGGGCGGACTACCGTCTGAGCAGTCGTATCTGGAACACGACCGCCGGCCTGCGTCCCTTCGTCTGCATCTCGGGGGACGCCAACTGATGTCTCACACGCTCGAACTGGCTATCACTGTTGCTACATCGGTGCTTGGCTCCTCGGGCTTGTGGGCATTCATTCAGGCGAAGAACGCGAAAAACGCCGCGCAGTCCCAGCTCATGGTTGGGCTTGCGCATATCCAACTCGTCGCCATCGCCGAGGGGTATATCGCGCGCGGCTGGATCACCCACGCCGAGTACGATGACATTCGCGTGTATCTGTATGACCCGTACAGAGCGCTGGGCGGCAACGGGTCCGCGCAGCGTCTTGTGCAGGAACTGTCCCTACTACCATCTCACCCGCCACCAGAGGAGCATCATGACAAACAAGACATATGACCGTCTGAAGTTCGTCGCGCAGGTCGTCCTTCCTGCTCTCGCCACCCTGTACACGGCCCTTGCGGCCGCCTGGGGGTTCGGCCACGTCGAAGGCGTCGTCGGCACCATCACCGCCGTCGACCTCTTCCTGGGTTCCCTCCTGGGCATCACAGCCAAGCAGTACACCCCTCCCGCGGACGGTGTACTGCACGTGGACCACGAGAACAAAGAGGTTTTTGCTGCGCTGGAGAAGCCGGCGGTCGATCTGCGCAGGGGCGACTCGGTCACACTGAAGGTCTCCGAGGCCTGACGCGAGGGGAACAGGGCTCATAATGAGACCTAGAGAAAGGAACACCATGTCCCTCGACACTGAGAAGCCTGACCAGGACGACCTCCTGGAGGACGCCTACTCCTTCGCCTACGGTCTGGACCCCGACTCCGACGCATATCGTCGGACGCTGGAGAGCATCGACAAGCTCGAGTCCATCTCCCGTGCCAAGCACCGGAGCTGGAAGCCGAGCCCCGACGCTGTCTTGTCGTCCGCGACCAGCCTCCTCGGGATCCTGATCATCGTGAAGGCGGAGAGCATCTTCCCGATCGCCTCGAAGGCGCTCTCTATCGCGACCAAGATCCGACTCTGAGATCTAACCCCATGCCATGGGCCCCTGTCATAACCGACTCGGGCCCATGGCATGGTTTATCAAAATCGGGTTCTAAAAATTGCCCGGGAGGGATTTTCGGAAACGCGATTTCAACAGGGCTCATTATGAGCCCACACTCGAAAGGAACCGCAATGCTGCTCTTCATCACCTTCGTGCTCGCTCTCATCTCGCTCGTCGAGTTCCTGCTGCTGACCTGCGCGCTCATCGCGTACAGGGACGCCGCCAGGAGCAAGAAGCGCGTGACTGAGTTCGACAAGGAGTTGATGCGCCTCTACA